CTATTATTTTAATTAAAGCAACTCCATCTTCAATATCAGTTTTTTGTAATTCTACGTTACCTTTGTGAGTTTCTTTTAATTGTGTTAAAGCTGCTTTCCTTGCTTCCGTTGATTGAGTAACATCATTAATAACCGATACTAATGCCTCGTCAGTTGCTATTGTTGCTTCAACCGACTTTAAACTATCAAAAAATGCGTTTCTAATTCCTTCTTGAGCCTTTTCAAAATCAGTTGTTTTAACAATCATGTCGCCTATTTCATCGCCATATTTAACAATCAAAGATGAAACAACACCTAAAGCTAAACCAATACCTGCCGGACCTGTTAAACCTGCAACCATAGCTTTTAATGCGTTACCTGCTCCGTCACTTTTTTTACTTAATTGTTGAAAAGACTCCAACATTGGGTTAAGGTTGTTTGCAATACCCATAAAACCATAGGGAGCGTCTTGAGCAATCCTTGATAAGTTTGTTAAAGCCTGTGTGGCGTCGCCTGTTGGCTTTGCCATATTACCCATTTGACCACTAATATTCTTAATAGTCCCATTTAAATTCTCAATTTGAGTATTTAAATAATTTATCTCTCCAACGCTTGTAGCTTTCTTTAATGCTGATTGAAATTGCCCTAATAAATTTTGAGCCTTTTGCATGGCGGCGTCTAAATTATTGACGTTCGCTCCTATATTAATATTTAAATCTAAAGTATCTGCCATGTTAGTTTTTAGTTTACTCCATACAATTTTAATGTCCTCATAAGTTCATCATCGCTTAACATAGTTTGCTCTTCTACTTCATCTAATTTATCAATTTCAGGCATAGGCCAAAATGATTTTATAGACTTAGGCGATTTTTCCGCCGTGCTACTTAGGTATATAATATAGGCGAGGTTTCTTGTCCTCGCCCATTCATTTAACTCTTTCTTTTCTTTCCCCATCACAATAATAGAGAAGTCTTTCCAGGTCATTTCCCAAAACTCATTGGGTCTTATATCGCATTCAGCAGCTTTAACCAATATGTCGTCCCAAGTTAGCTTTATTAGGCTTTTTTTTTTCTTCTTTGGCAACACCTTGAACTGTTGTTACAGTTGTTGAAATAACGTATTTAACGTATTCCATGATTTGCCCTTCCGTATTAAAAAGTCCACCCAATTCATCTATCCAATCACAAACATCGTTTTCCGAATATTCGACGTCTTGTTTGTTACTTGCACAAGCTGATTTATAACCAATGTAAATCATTTTTACAAATAAGTCTAAATCATATTGCGATTTACTTAAAAGTTCAAAGTACTTGTCAATCGTTAGATTTTTCTCAATGCAGAATTCTCGCATTGACCAAGTACCCCATTTTAAGTTTATTGTTTTTTCGTTTATTTTTAGTTGGAACATAGTTGTTGTTTTTTTATGAAGTTACTGTTTGAGTTAACGGCGGTAAAGCGACTGTGAAAGTTGCGCTGAATTTAACGTCCTCTTTATCAGCAGCAGTTACATCAAAAGCTGAAATAAATACTGTACCACTATAAACTACGTTACCACTTACAGGAGTTGAAGGACCCATTTTAATTCCGAAGATAGTCTTAGCAATAAATGCAGCGTAAAGCTGATTGTAGCTATCTTTAGAAATTGTTCCTGTTTGGTCAATCGCAAAACCATCTGCTTTGATTGTTTGATTGTACGCCGGTCCAGGTTGGAATTGATCCCCACACTTAGAAGTTGCGTCAATTACGTTTAAAGACGATGTAATGTTGTTTGATGTAAGACAAGCAACCGGACTGAATGTCGCGTTGTTGTCAATGTCTGCTAAAAGAATATAATCTCTTGCTGATACTTTAGTTTCTGCCATTTTATTAAATTTGAGTTATTGTTAAATTATATGTTATTAACGTTCTAAATACGTTATCTAAAGGGTTTAAGCCGTCTAAATTTCTTACACTTTCTACATACAAACTTGATGTTGTCCACCCTGTTGGTAATGTTATATTAGTGTCCGAATTTATCTCCGTTAATACTAAATTAGATATTGTTTCAGCACGTTTATACCCAAAGTTAGCATTTTTTGTTATAATGTCAACTATGATAGTATTTGAATTTGTGTAACCGCTTTTGCCTTGTTCTTGGCTTGATGTTCTACCGTCCAATACTATGTATTCGGTTAAGTCAATATCAGGAGCCATTCCGTCGTAAACGTTTAACCCTGTCGCCGAAGCTATATGAGTTATAAACCACTTTTTTATTTCTATATTAGGGTTAAGCATTTGCTAAGATTTCTTTTATTTTATTCTTTAGTTTAGGTTTCTCCGCTTCAAATGCAGGTATTAAAAAAGGTTGAGGCCTAAGTCCTTTTCTTAATATACTTATTGCTATTGCATAAGCTACCGACTTACTTTGTTTGCCACTTGCTATTCCTTTCTTTTGTACCCATTCCATTATAGCTAAAACCATTTCTTTAAACTTGCCACCTTTTTTGCCCTTAAATTGACTTGCGTAACTTGAAAATCCGGCGGGTATATTTACCTTGCCGCCTGTTCCAAATTCTATATAAGGAGCGTATTTAACGTTTGTTCCAATACTATAAATAAACTTAGTATTATCGCTCATTTCTTTTAGATATATTGAATTCCTTAATGATCCTAAATTTACAGGAGCGTTCTTTTTCGCGTCGGATTGTATCTTTAAAGCCGAAGCATTAACCTCATCTTTAAGACTATTTTTAATCTTAGCGTCGAATTTATCAAACTTTTCAAATAGTTCGTTCATTCCTGTTATATCAAAAGTTATAGTATCCATTATGCGTACATTTCAATTTCCCAAAATCTATGAGCATTGTCAACGTCCTTAATAGAATGAACAGTAAATCTTTGCCCTTCCACTTCAAATTGGTAGTTATCATTAATAGTAATATCCCAACGAATAAACAATTTAGCAAAACGATTAAAAGCTAATTGATTTTCTTGCTCAACTCTGTTTTGAGGTTGAGGCCTATAATCGCCCCAAACAGTCGCTTGTAAAGCAAAGGTTGTAGTAAACCCACCTTCGCCGTCGCTTGTCCTTGTAGGCGCATAAACTCCTACTCTTCGAGTCATTGAGTTAGCGTCAACGTAATTATCTTTATGTAGTCCTATTCTCATATTATAATATTGGCGATGTTCTTGTCCATCTTTGACAAACTCTCCATGTTTTCTCACAAACACCCATATCGTCAACGTCCATTCCTCTATTCTCGTAACCGTAGTTAATTTGGTCTAAAATAGCAATCTTTAATTCTTTTGGTACTGTTGACATACCTGTTGTGTAAATAGCCTTTAAATCGCTCCATAATGGCCTTTGAAGGTTAGGATATTGACCGCCTACTAAATTGTAAACGTTTGTACCTAATATATTGCCGTTTGCGTCGGTTAAACTTGTGAACGCAGTCATTGGTCCGAATGGTAATTGGAAGTTACCGGCAGCGTTAGTAAACCACAAAGTAATTGTCTTAGGAGTTATGCTGATATTAGCAGCTTTCTCAACCGCTAACCTTGATTGCGTTATTAATTCAGCAAACAAATCATCTTCAACGCTATTGTCAACTCTACAATATTGCTTTGCTTCGGCAACCGTAACAGGCTCCGTAATTGTTCCTAAATCCGCTTGAGTGTAATCTATTACAAAATTATACATATCCCTTTTTTACAAATTTACAATATTATAAATAAAAAACCCCCACCAATTAAGGTGAGGGCAATTTATAACTTAAACGTAAGATTAAGAAACGTTTCCTAAGTCAGCAAAAATAGCTGAAGTAGGTTGCATTAAGTTTACATCTTCGTAACACTCAATTCTCGCAGTAACCATGTTTTGTTGGAAGTTAGAAGCGTTCTCATAAGAGAATTCGATTGCTAAACCTTCAACTTCAACACGCTCACAATAGTTGTTATCTAAGATTAATACTTTGTCATCAGCTACCCAAGAAGCAGCGATTACAGGTACACCCCAAATAGTGATACCACCGTTAGGGTTAACAATTACGCTACCACTACCAGCGTAGTAACCTGCAGTAATTGTTTCTTTCAATAAACGACCCATTTGAGTTGGAGATACAACGGCGAAAGAAGCTACAAAGTTTGCAGTCTTTTGGTTACCGATGTAATCAACTAATTGTTCTAAATCCGCAGTTTCGGAAGTAGTTGTTGATCCTGTTGCAGCACCGCTAACAGTTGTATAAAATGCGCTATTCTCAGCTTTATAGAAATCTCTTGTCAACATTCTTGGTAAAGTTGTACTCAAGAAAGGTAAAGATTTAGCCATTTGCTTAGAGAAAGTTGAGAAACCTGCGATGTAATCGTTTACAACTTTTACTTCGCTTAATGCGTAGCTATTCTCACCTTTGTTGCTTCCTTCAGTTTGAGCGCCAATATTGTTAGTAGTAGAAGTTTCCTTATAGAAAACATACAAACCACTTGTTGAACGTACTGTAGGGATCAAATCACGGAAGTTAACCGCTTGACTTGGTAAAATAGCAGCGTTAGGAGCGTAAGAAGCTTGAGCGTCTCCTGTTAATGAAGCTGATAAAGTCATTGACTTTACATCGCTTAAATCTAAACGGAATTTACCGCCTGACTTCATTTCTTTTTCCATTAAGTCCATGTTACCGTCTAATTTCTCCATGATAACTTGGTCCATGAATTTTACTTCTTTATTTGCAGCTTTCTTTTGTGCTACATTTTGTGCGTCGATTTGCTTTTGTGTTTCGTCCGCTAACACTTTGATTGAAGCCTTAACTTCATCGATTTGAGAAGAAACGTCCGACTTAAAGCCTTTTACGTTCTCTGCCATTTCATTGATTAAATTTTCCATTTTTACTTTTTAAATAGATTGTTAAATTGATTAATTGCCTTTAGAATTTGTTCGTTATCTTCTTTCTTTTCTTCAACTACCGGCTCAAATGTTTGTTCAACGGTTTGAGTGATTTCTTTGATTACTTCGATTTCTAATAATTCACTTTGAATTCTTTTTATTTCAATCTCTATTAGACTAAACGTTTCATCGGTAAATCTACCGCCTTTGAACGATTTAATTAGTCTTTCGAGCCTGTTGCTTAATTCCGCTCTTTTATCCTTAATTGTCATTTCCCCTTTAAATCCTAATGTTGGAGTTTCAGGGTTAGCACCCCATAATACCGCACTACCTTCGTAAAGTTTAAGTTCAGTAATTGTTCTTACACCTTCTTTGTCAACGTTAGATTTCATTGTGCTAAAACCTATTGAGTGTTGATTGATAAGACCTGCTTCATACATTTTAATAATATCCTCGCCCTTTTCAGTTTCTACGATTGGAGTGATTGCGATTAACATATCATTCTCAACATATATTTGTTCAGGCTTTCCAATTACGTTGTTCATGTCGGCACAATGGTCAACTAAACTCCATATAAGATTTTTACCGCCTGGTCCTCTTTCTGCTAATGTTTTAGTAAACGCTTCCGGCACAATAATATCATTGTCATAATCAATATTACCACAACGCGCCCAAACCGCCTTAACTCTACGTTGCTCACTATCAACATCCATAATGTTGTAGCCTAAATCTTGTTTCTCAACAAGAGTATTTTTTAATTGCATGGTACTCATAAAAACAAAGTTATTATTTTTTTTGTTATTCTAATGCGTCAGCTAATAA